GTGTAATGCTACCTCTCTCATACTTATAAGGGAGTTATTATGACAACAAATATTAAAGTCGGGATTGCAACAGCAGACGCAGTTCTTACATATGTAGAAGATGATACGACTGTAGGTAGTAATGGTACAGGTGACAGCCCTACTCCGTCAACCACCCGTATCTTGGCTATACATGCATTGGCTACCGCTGCCGGTTCTTATTCAATTAAGGGTCAAAGGCAGATTACCAATAAAACAGCAGAAGGTACTGCAATTAAATTTCAAGTAGCTGCCAATGAAGCAACTGACATTTACATGGGGGAACTTGGTGTTCCTGTCTATGGTGTTGTCAGTGTATCTGGTCCTACTGATGGGTGTGTCTTGACAGCATTTGTGGGCTAATTATGGCTACGTATTCTGATTTAAAAACAGCCATCATTAATACCACTGAGAATGACGGCACTGAATTTACTGCTGAAATACCTAATTTCATTAGTAGATCAGAGCTACGTCTAACCAAGGATATTGATGACTCAGGCTTGGATGAGTATTCAGCTATTACGCTTACAGGCGGTAATGCAGTTGTATCTCTGGGAGATAGAGTACGTATAGTACGTAATGTACACTTTACTACAAGTGCTTCCAGCATTAAAACTAATCTATTACAAAGAACAATTGAATATTGTAACGACTACTGGCCCGTGAGTTCTTCTACGGGTGTACCACGTTACTATGCACGTAAGAATAATACTTCTATATTTATCGTGCCAACTCCTACGTCTACATTGACAGGAGAAATACAAACAGTTTCACAACCACTACCACTGGCTGCTGCCACAGGTACAAGTGTCACAACACAGAATTATTTTAGTAATTACTGTTATGATGCTTTATTCTATGCCGCAATGATGGAAGCCACAATGTACATGAAGGATTGGAATACACTTACTGCATGGCAATCACAATATCAAGCAGCAGTTACCACACTCAGAAACCAAGCTAGAAGGACACGTCAGGATGACATGGCAGTTGCTGCCTCTCCTGCTGGTGGTCCTGATACATTACAACAGGGAACACCATAATGGAACGCAAATATAAATCTCAAGGAAGACAATTATTAGAGGATTTAAGTGGGATAACTATAGGAGGCAAGTTAGCTAAAGAGCTTGCAAAAAAAGCAGGACGTAAAAGAACTGACCCTGAAGCTGTTAGATTAAATAAGCTAGGAACTAAACGTAAAAAAAGTATACGAAAAACTGCTGCTAAAGCTCCTAGTACAAAAATGGATAAAGAACGTACTATGCGTATGGATTTGAGGCAATTTGACAAAGATATTAAAGGCAAAAGCTTTTCACAACTAATGGAAGAAATGGACAAAACCGAAAAACAAGTAAAAGCTAGAAAAGAAAAATTAAAGAAATTTAAAGCTGGTGGCAAAGTAAAGGGCTACAAAAAAGGTGGACCTATTACTTATCGTATGGCAGGTGGTCAGGTAGTCGATAATAGTTATGACTAATAGGTCTAGTATTAAACAACAGATTATGAAGTCACCCAAGAAACGTAAACCAAAGCTAGGAAGTGGGGCTAGATTTAAAGCTCTAGCTACTAAATTAAAAAAAGGCGGGGCAAGGAAACCTAAAGCTCTTGCTGCATATATAGGCCGTAAGAAGTATGGCAAAGAGGAAATGGCTAAGATGGCCACTAAAGGTAAAAAGAGGAGAGCGTAATGGATAAGAAAATCGTAGTGGATAAGAAAATCGTAGTGGATAAGAAAGTAGAAGCAGAAACAGTAGCTGTTGTAGAGCAGCCTATTAAACAACCAGAGTTTAATCCTGATCATGTTCAGATTATTGGAATAACATGTTTTATCGGTGCCGTTATTATTCTGGGTGGTATTTTTGCTTATAAGAAGTATAGGAAGGGAAAGTAAAATGTCAGGACCACATACATTAATAGACCGTAGCATCCCACTAAATAAAATAGTAGGAAAGCCTACTGGACAAGGATTTGGTGCTGCACGTAAAGGACCATCTGTAACAGGTAAGCCCCAAGATGTTGTAGTTGACGAAGACTATGAACAGGGTAAGAGTTTTAAAGTGGAGGGTTAGTTATGCTTGAACCTAAACCTAAATCTAAAAGGCGTCCTTTTGATTGGAAAAAAAAGGAAATATTAAGTAGGGGAAGAAATCAAGCAAAGCTAGTAATACCTAAAGGTAAAGGTAGTACTCGTACAGCTTCTCCTCTTACGTTTAGAAAAAGAGGGCAAAGTGATACTATAGCTGGTTTAGGAAAAGCTATAGGAGGTTTATTTAAAAAGAAAAAGATTCCCGGTCTTGATAATAAAATGTTTAGGAGTGGAACTGGAAACTGGGTAGGTACTGAAGAAGCTTATGCAGATGCTGGATTAGATATTCCTGATTACGGTGATACTTGGATGAAAAGTGGTGGTAGTATTAAAAAGAAAATAAAGAAAAAGAAATCTAAAGTAAAGAAACGTAGTGCTCTTCGTGGATATGGTGCAGCACTCAGAGGATTTTAATAGTTGATGCAGACTATCAACAAGACAAAACTTTTAAAGAAGAGGACTAATTATGGCTGAAAAACTTACACCTAGATTACAAAGATTAAAGAACAAATATCCTAAAAGATTTGCAGAGTATATGAAAAAGCGTGGCAAGCCCTCTTCAGCAGTCAGGGCTAGACAGACTCTAGATAAAACTGTTAAAGGTACTCCAGCAGAAAAAGCAGCAATAGCTAAAGGTGAAAAAGCTGCTACTAAAGCTCGAAAAGAGGGTAAGTCGGAAAGCGCAGCAAAAAAGCTTGGTAAGAAAATTGCCATGAATCAGATGAAAACTGATAGAAGTAAAACCAATGTTGAAGCAGCTTGGGCAGCAGCCAGTGCTATTCCTGTGGGAGGTCTAGTAGTTAGAGGTGCTAGGGCTGCAAAAGCAGCAGGAGAAGGTATCAAAAAATTAACTGGCGCAACGGTAAAGAAAAAAGTAGCAAAAAAAGCTGCTGATGCAGCACAGAAAACTGCTGATGCAGCACAGAAGAAAGCAACAGAAGCAAAATGGACAGCCAAAAAAGGGAAACAAGTATATACACCACCATCACAAGCAGTAGCAGAAAAAACAGCATCGAATGTTAAAAGACAAGTTACAAAAGCTAAAAACTTAGCATCAAAATCTCGTACAGCTTCTCGTACTGCTGCTAAACAACAAAAAGCTGTAACGGCTGCTAATGTAGCTGGTAGAAAACCTTTGAGTACTGCAGATAGATTAAAAATAGGCGCTACAGGAGGAATTGCAGCAATTAATATTGCAAGGCAAAAGGCAAAGAAACCTAAAAAAGTTGCAGCTAAACCTCTTCCAGCTAAACCTAAACCTAAAAAAGTTGCAGCTAAACCTAAACCTAAAAAGAGTCCTGTTAAAAGAACTCCAGCACCAGTAACTATGGGAGATGAGGACATTGGTTCTTCTAGTCCCGGTAAAACTATAACAAGTAATCCAACGGGTGAAGGGTCTAGTACTGGATTAGATTTAGAAACAATATTAGAAAGAATTGAAGAGATGGAATATCCAACTGATCCAGACGATCCCGGCGCATTTGATCTTGATGATCTTAAAGCAGATTTAAAAGAACTTAGGGGATATAAACATGGTGGTAAAGTAAAAAGAAATATGGGTGGCTCTGTTCGTGGAGCAGGTGCGGCTAAACGGGGTTTTGGTAGAGCTACATATTCAGATAAATTGTATTAATGGTTGATGCAGAGTTCTTAAAACGATATCAAGAGTCTGTAGATAGAGGCGAAGATGATTATAGTTTAATAGATGAAAGTCTTATTAAACCTCTTAAAAAAGATTATACATGTTGGGATGATTATTGGAAATCACTTGTGAACTATTTAAAAGAAACACATAAATATACATATGGTAGCAAAGCTAAAAGAGTAATGTGAAAATGCCAAAAAAGATAACATCTAAATTGAAGAAACATGCTAAACATCATACCAAGAAACATATTTCTAGCATGACGGCTGCAATGAAAAAGGGGAGCAGTTTTGTATCAGCCCATAAAAAGGCAATGAAGAAAGTAGGACGTTAATGACTATAGAGAATACATGTAGTAATTGTAATTGTGATTGTCATTGTGATAAAGAGGAATGTGAATGTTCTTGTAAAAACTGTGAATGTGATGAAGAATAATGGCAGTATCAGGTACATATAATTTTAATCTTGATATAGATCAAGTCATACAAGAAGCAATGGAGATGATCGGGGGCGAAGAAACTCTTGGTCACGAACCTGCTTCTGCTCGGCGTTCAATAAACCTTATGCTAAAGGACTGGCAGAACAGGGGTGTTCTTCTGTGGACTACAGAGACTACTGCTGTTACTGTTGTTGCAAGTACAACAACCTATGATCTTAGTAGCTCCACTGTAGATGCTCTTGAGGTTGTGCTTAATAGAGATAGCACAGACATACAACTAGATCGTATCTCACCTGAAGAATATTTAATAATTCCTAACAAGACACAGACAGGCAGACCCTCTCAGTATTCTATACGCAGGGGAAGGGATAACCCTGTTCTTTCGGTATGGCCCATACCAGAGAACTCTACTGACATAATGAAGATTGAACGTATTAGTGAACTACAGGATGTAGATAAATCTGCTGGACAGAATGCAGACATGCCGACACGCTTCCTGCCACCACTAACTTGTGGCTTGGCATACTACATGTCAATGAAACGTCCCGGTGTAGAGGCTGGTAGAATAACAATGTTAAAAGGTAACTATGAGGAATTATTGGCTAGGGCTTTCCAAGAAGATAGAGAAAGAGCAACCATGAAGG